TGAAAAGGTCATCTTGCTACTATCCGTAGCAGCACTGCTTGGTGTAAATTCTAGGTATGAAGTACTACCATCAAATCTCAAGGATTGATTAATAGCATAACTACCTAAAAGCGCACCACCAGCAAGTGCGCCACCGGGATCACCAGCACCGCCTAGTCCAGCACCGTTAGCTTGAAGAATGCTCATCTTATGTTAATGCCCCTGATACAGAAACCAAAACTCTATTGTCACCTGTTGCAGCTTTTACAAAGTATGCTAGGTGATATACGCCAGCAGTAGCTAATGCTGTTAAGGCATCTGCGTTAATAGCTACCATAGCGTTAGCACTGATTGTGCCACCACCAGTAGTTAAGAAGATATTGCCTGATTGACCAGCTACAGTATTGCTAAAGGTAAGTTCATCATCACCTGTTGTGGTAGCTTGGAAATTGGTGTTGTCAGTCAAATCAAAAGTGATGACATTGGCACTTGGTGAGTCGGTTGTTATAGCGTCAGTTCCATCTGAACTTAAAGCACGTCCTGTTACCGTTACACCTGCAGCATCAATCTCTACTACAGTAGACGAAGTATCTTGTATTTTGATACTACCTTCACTCGTAGCATTATCAATAATACTGTCTGTACCATTGTGATAAATTTCTAAATCATTACCTGTACCAAACCGCAAGCGGTCATCTGTTGCTGCACCACTGTCATCAAACTCAATGTTAAAGCCATCAGCAGTAAGTGTACCACCCAAAGCAGGTGATGTGTCACTTGATATACTTGTTCCCGGTAATGCTTCAAGTTGTATTTTACCACCAGTATTATCATATGTCAACACATAATTATCTTGACCTACGCCTACACTTTGATCTGCGTCAAAAGTAAACACACCTACGTTAACATCACCTGTTCCGTTAGGCGTAATAGTAACATTACCATTGAGGTCTGTGCTTGATATTGTGTTTCCATCAATTTGAATATTATCTACACGTAAATCGGTTACAGCACTATTTGTACCAATGGTTACACCATCAATAGCACCACTATCAATGTCAACCTTGCTAATATCAACTTCACCTGTACCATCTGGTGTCAGTGTAATGTTGCCGTTTGTATCTGTTGATGTGATAGCATTACCGTTGATGTTGATGTTATCTATCTGTGCTTCAGTAACCGGGCTGTTTGTACCTAATGTGATACCATCAATAGCACCGCTGTCAATGTCGACTTTGCTAATATCAACTTCACCAGTTCCGTTTGGTGTAAGGGCAATATTGCCGTTAGCATCCGTGCTTGTAATAGCGTTACCATTAATGTTAATGTTATCAACATCAAGGTCTGTGTTAATTACAACTGTACCAGTTCCATTTGGTGACAGGTTAATATCACCATTGGTGTCTGTACTACTAACCGTGTTACCATTTACATTAACATTACCAACGGTAGCACCAGAAGCATTTAACTTCAAGCGTTCTGCAGCAGCAGCACCAGATGACATGGTTTTAAATATGAGGTCAAATTCTTCAGAACCCGGAGTTAATCCAGTAGTTACAGATTCAACTACACCGCCTGTTTCAAGCGTTCCTGAAGCAGTTTCTGTAGAGAACTCAATACCAGTACCAATGCCCACAGCAGGTGTACCACTGCTTTGTGCTTGCAGTTTAAGAACGTCAGTAACAGCATTGGTGGTAGAGTTTTCTACATTAAGTGTAAGACCAGTATCTGCTACGTGGGTAAGTGTTACATCAGTAGGGGCTGCACCAAAATTAATTATAGCACCATCTGATGATAACGTAACATCATCACCAACATCTAAGTCACCAGTAATATTAACATCTGTGCTAACATCAATCTGCCCAGTTACATTTATACCGTCTGCGTCCGTATCAAATTTCTTTACATTGTCATGGTATATTTCTACCGCACCATTAACGTCCATAGCAATAAACTGTTCAGTTCCTGTGTCACTACGCAAAGTAATGTTATCGCCCTGAACATATAATTCACCTGTGTTGTTTTCAATGTAGCTATTAGTAGCATCATGGTATATTTCTAAATCGGGTGCAACACTATTACCAAATGTAGCTTTTTCAGTATCGTCAAGATGTATACCATCTAGTGCAAGACTACCTGTAATTGCAACACCCGTTGATGTTGTTTCAAATTTCTTGCTGTTATCATAATATAATTCTACTGCACCATTTACATCTGCTGCAATATAAGTTTCTGTACCTGTGTCACTACGAAGTGTAATGCCATCACCTTGTACAAAAAGTTCGCCAGTATTATTTTCAATATAACTATTTGTTCCATCGTGGTATAGCTGCAAATCATTGCCTGTACCAAACACACCTTTAGCACTATCCGCAAACTCCAGTGCATTATCGCTGGCATCAAATACTACGTTATTAGCTGCGCCTGTAAGAGTAACATCGCCAGTAGTAGTCACATTTACAAGATTAGCTGTACCAGCAAGGTGAAGGTCTTTATACTCAAGAGAAGATGTACCAAGGTCTAGTGTGTTAGTCGTCTTAGGACGCATTTCTGTAGACGACACAACCACATCTTGCACAGGACCAACCACCGTAATTGGCCCACCTTCTGCAGCAGTACCATCGTGCGTATGTCCTGTGGTAGCATTAAAGGCTGCTTCAATGGCATCATATTCGCCATCAAAGTCAGCAGCGTTAATTACGTTACCGTCAGCAATATTATTAGCTGTATCGTTTCTAGTGTATCCTGTTCCCATAGTTTTTACCTTCTTGAGTTAGTGGCATACTCTACCGTTAATGCGTCAAGGGAAAACGGCGGTGCCTCTGTAGCAGAATCAAACAAGAATGAAACTGCAAATCCTGAACCAACAACTTGACTTTCAAATAGTTTAACTAGCTTGGCTCCATATGATGTTACACCAAATGTGCCTTGTCCGAAGAAACCAACAGTACCTTGTGTGTTTTGAATGTTAATAGGTGCTGGTTGTATTATGCCAGATTCGTCAAAATCTAGCTTTAGACTTAAATCAAATGCCACACTACCTTGCGGGTCTGTGTACAAAAATATCTTGTAAAAAGTTTTTCGTACACGTGGATCTTCAATTGGAATAAATGGCGTAGCAAAAGTAATTGTAATTGCTGTACCATCAAAATCACTTCCCGACTCCATTTGATACAAGTAGCCATCATTATTAGCAAAGACCACGACTTCTGTATTTAAGTGGTAGTTACTGTCTGCTACATATGCTCGTATGCCTCTTGTTTCCGCATACTGCATATTTGCACCACCCTGCTCTGCAAACTGCGTAGCAATAATACCTTGGGCATTCTCTTGTGTAATATTGTTGTTGTATCCTAATATTCTATACTGTGATTTTTCTCTGATAACACAGCTTGAAAAATTTGTGTTTGCCGAAATAAATGTAGTTAAGTTATCCTGTATAGCCTTAGATACAACGCCTAATCCAAAGTCGCCAATTCTATCTGTTGCACTCAACAGTCGCAGACCATCAGGTGCCAAGAACATAATGTCACCACCGACTTCTTGAATGGTGTCACTTTCAATACAGCCAATGTCGTTTGTTACTGGTTGTAATGTAAAGTCTGCAATAGTGTTACCAACTAATCTTTGTATAGATACTTCAGTAAAAATAATTAGCTGGTCACGAAACACTTCTAATCCAGTAATGGGTGAACCTATATTAATTGCACCTGCGCCGTTGGCTACTGAAAAGTCATTATCTGTATACGGTGCAGTAAAATTAAGGTTAGTTCCTTTACCAAAGAACAAAGCATTTTTAAAGTTACTTACAAAAGATGCGCCTTTTACATCTGCCGGAGCGTCATTTAATACTGTAAATGTGCTATCATCATACGTGGCTGGTGCATTAGCACCGTCAACTATAGCAATCTTTTGTGTACCATCGTAGTTGTACTTAGCAAATCGTGTGCGTGAGGCACCTTCTCTACTGGTAGATATAAACGTAATAGCGGCATTGTCTGCTGGGCTAGAGTTAAGTGCCGGGTCTATGCTAATGGTCGCTGCACCCGATGTAACTGTAGGTGCTGCCGTAACTGTGTATACTAAGTCTACACCTGCAATAGTAAACTGGTCTTGTGCTTGCGGCGTAGCGTCTAAACCATCTACTGCTAAAGATGAACCTGTTTGACTTCCACCGTTTACTAATACCGTACCATAACTAGGAACATTTATTTTAGTATAGCCAGTACCTGTAGTACTATATATGTCATCATTTTTAGCAACAATGGCTTGGCTTTCCCAACTTGCTACGCCTAGTGCTAAATAGTTTAGTACAGTAGATACAAACGTAACATCATCTTGATCTGACGGATTAACCACCATTGTCTGGTCAAGTGTTAATGTTGCTCTGTTTACGCTTGCAGAAAAACTTACACCACCTGTGGCTATACTATATCTAAAACTAAGAACAGCATTATCTGCTGGAGTAACTGCTAGTGTTGGTGTTATTGTAAGCGTAGATGCTGTACCGACAAGAGCCGTTGCTGCGCTTACTGTATATACAGTTGTGTCACCTGCTATAGTAAATGTATCGCTTGCGGATGGTGCTACATCTAATCCATCTACGTCTAGTGATGTACCTGTCTGTGATCCACCTGCTACTGCACCACCTGTAAATGTTAACACATCACCTGCGACTGGTGTTTGATGTATATTCGCTATTGTAAGTGATGTGCCGCTTTGACTACCGCCGTGTACCTTTGGTGCGCCATAAGGCGGAATTATATTACTGTCGTATTTGTCATAGCCCTCAATTCTACGATAGCCACCCTCAACAGACGGTTCAAAGTTACGTAGTATTCTTGCGCTACCCGGTGCGTTAATACCTTGCTGTAAAGGTGATAGATTACTAATAAGACCACCACGAAACTCAACGGCATAGGTTTTCCATGCGTCAGCCATAAATTACCCCTATGTTATCGAAGAATATCCGTATCTAAGTCCACCACCTGTGTTTTGCGGAATCATATAAGAACGTACATACCGTGTACGATTAATCAACATTGAACGCATATATTTAATGCCTTCATCAAACTTTTCTTTCATTACCAATGCGTCTTGTGTATTACCACGGAACAAATATGCATAGTGCATAGCACCGTCTACAATTACGTGAACAAACCTATCTGGTATTACTATTGTATCGCTGTTTGCAGACAAGTCTGATGAAAAGTTAAAGTACTCGTACACTAACTCATACGCAGCGTTTGGTTCTGGTGTTAAAATAAATTCAAGGGAAGGGGCATGTACTACACGGGTGGGAACACCTTGAAAACTGGTGTTGTTATATTCTTGTGCTACAAATTTATCTAAGTATTCTTCATATGTCATAGGCAGTATACGTGTAGTAGAATTACCTAATGAACTATTTTCTTTAATTCTAAAAGTATCAAAGTTAATTACTTTACAGTCAGCAGGAAAAGAATAACGGCTCTGATTAGCCGTTAGTGTGGTAGTCTGTGTATTGTGATTAAAAGGCCACTCAAATTCAGATTGATTTATATATCTAATAGATGC